CCAGCCACCAACAGATTGTATATCGTGCCACCGTCTGTCGTGAATATAACAAACGTATCAATGGCATTTGCGCTAGCCGTGAGCGTAGGTGCAGTACCACCCACAAAGTCAACACTTGCTGGAAATGTCACTGTGTAACCACTCGCAGACGCATCCTGTTTTATTTTAAGCACAAAGCTTGATACCTTTCCGCTAGCCGCTGGGTTGCTAAACGTATATGTTACATTCTCAGTTAGCGTATGCTCAAAGACATTACCATCGCGCAAGTTGAGCGTAGCAGCATTAGAACTAGATGTTACAGAGGTGCTTTCTTCAATCGTGCCGTTGTCAAACGTAGCCACACCATTTGCATCTGTTGTTACAAAGGCGCTTGCACTGGTTGTGCCAAGAGCATCAGGGAGTTTTACAACATAGGTTGCGCCTGCGCTATGAGGCGCAGACTGTATTGTTATGCCGTGGCTGTTGTTTTCACAATTAAGCACAATTGAGCCTTGGTTTGTATTACCCTTTACGACAACGCGCCCAGTACCATTTGGCGCTAGGTCTAAATCTGCGTTAGATGATGTGACAATGTCTTGCCCATTTGTATCAAGGTTGGCTGCAAGGCCAGTAGAAACATTTAATGTCGTAAACGCGCCAGTGCTTGCGGAATTTGCGCCAATAGGCGTGCCGTCAATTGCGCCGCTATTTATGTCTATGCCTGTAACTGGCGTTGTGCCGTCTAGCAGATCATCAAGTGAATCTAAATTATTGTTGATTTTAGTACCCCATGTATCCTCTGAAGCACCGACCTCTGGTTTGGTTAAACTATACGTTGTTGTTGTTGTGTCTGCCATAATTCTTTCCTTATGCTGCCTCTCTTACAGGGGAGTCCGTCCACGTAACAATACCATCATCAGTTGCGTCTGTCCATGTATCTGTAGGATCACTCGCGTCCTCCCATTTAAATCTGCCACTCGCAGAAACAGCAGAAGTTAAATTTATTGTAGCTAATGCATTTTTTGTCACTACAGCATTAACAGCTAATGTAGAAGTCATTGTAATATTTACATCAGCAACAACACTAAATTCACCGCCAACAGTTAAGCTAGCAGAGGATGATATAGTCGCTGAACCAACAGCAGTTACATTTGCACTAGCTGATACAGAAGATGCAACTGATATACTTGCTAAACCAGATTCAATGCTTTCGTTTTGACCATATATGCTTGTGCCATAAGTGCGTAATCCATATCCCGATCTATAACCAGCAGCATCTGAGAATTTTTCTGCAGAAGCGGTCATGCCAGATGATACAGATATTTGAATTAAAGCATCACTTACTATATCAGCGCCAGATGAAACGCTGCACGAGCAAGATAATGCTGCGCTTGCATTGACAATTCTATTTGCACTTGCAGAAACGCTTGCAGCACAAGATATAGCTATTGAACCGTCAATAGCTCCCGTTACACCAAAAACACCTGTGCCAAAAGTTCCAGAACCATATGATGCTCTATAAGGCATTAATCCAGTGTAATATCTATATCACCAGCAGGAATACGAAAAACATCGCCAGTGCCTATTGTTTTTGATGAAGATAAATTACTGTGAGCCAAAAGGTTGCCTGAAGATGAAGCGTCAAATATACCAATATGACTAATCGTACCCCAAGAACCTGTTGCAGCATCAAACTCAATTGCCCCAGAGGTTGTTGCAGTATTTCCTGATACAGTAAATGCTGCTGTTTTGCGCGTGTATCCACTTCCGCTTATTTCAGTTGCACCTGATCCACTATCAGTTGGATCTGCAGTAAATAATCCAACATACCATGCTGTCGGCCTTGTTACGCTTGTTGTAGTAAATGAATAGTTTAAAACATGCGTTTCAAATGTATTGCTAAAACTCATAGGTTACTCCGTTATATACATCTACGCCACACTATAGCGCATTTTTTTAATTTTAGTAAGCGGCTATCTTCATTCTTAAATTACCACTTGATTGCTGCGTTCTATTGCTAGAACTGTTTAAGCTAGCAACCGCCCCTGCATAAAGAGAACTCCAGATTGGTATTCTCTCATCATCAGATAAATAAGGTGCGGCCTGTACTAATGCACCATATAAATAAGCATCAGGGGCAGTTTCTAACAACCAATTAGAAGTGTTGCTATCTGACAACGGATCAATTTTTTCATAATACACAAGCTCAGTTGCATAAGATATATCAGGCGTAGGATGTAACTCAAATGTATCACCTACATGTGCATAGTATTTTGGCTTGCCAGAAGTGTCTAAACCAGCAGCACGCCTAGCGCTTAAATCATCAATGCTTACCATTTCTAGCCTGCGAGTATCGCCAGTGTTAAGCGTAAATCTTATTGTTTCTAACCAGTTAGTCGGTACTTGACTATATTGACTATCTAAATTTGCGTTACTTCGCTCTATCATCTTATAATGCCTGACCTCACGCTCCATCTGACGCTCGGCAAGCGTAATAAAATCAGGAATAACTGCAGTTAAATCACTCCTGTTTAACCAATCAGCTATGCTTGCTTTAAGTTCTGCGAATGTTGTAAGTGCCATCTAGCATCTCCATCGTTTTCTAGCTTGCCGCAAACGACTATTAGGATTTTTGGCTGCTTTGGGAAACTTCTTCATCTGACCTGCTGACCTAGCACAATATGACTTGCGCCTAGCCTTTTCTTTCTCAGTTAAATTTTTTTTCTTTGTTACTGCACCTTTTAGCTTAGACTTGGGATTGGCTGCCCTGTGACGCCTAATTCCTGCTGGGGTCATACCTGCACCGTCTTTAGTCTTACGATAATTAGGACTTTTACCTGTTGTAGTCCTACGTATGGCCTTTTGTCGGGGCATTATCTTGTTAAATTTCCGATAGTATTATTTCTGCGAATAAAGTTTAAATAATTTTCATACAAACTTCTTAACTGATCTAAGCCAACGCTAGGCAAAATAGATTGCTGTTGAGCAAATTCCTCAAAGGTCATTGGCTGCGTATCTGCAGATGAGCGAACTCTTAAACTAGGACTACCAAGCACTGACGGGGTAACGCCGCCTGATATTGTTCCGTCAATTCTACCACGCATATCACCTTCCTCAAAACCTGTGCTACCTACCATGCTCGTCTGCATTTGTGGCTGTGGCCCCATAGGAACTCCAGCAGATGTAGATTGTGCTGGGCCTACAGACATTACTGACGGCCTTGGTTCTACTTGATTTTGAGGCGGCATAGGCATATTCATCGTACCTCTACCAGAACCCTGCATAGGCATATCCATCGTACCCCTGCCAGAACCAACAGGAGCCAAAGGACGCATTTGACTTACCCCACGCGGATCAAGCGCATCTTGAAGCAAACCACGTTGTCTTGCCTCATCAGCCATAGCTGCAGACATGCGCTGCCGTTGAGTTATAGCAGGCGTTGCTGCTGCTTCTGCAGCGCTTACAGTATCTGGGCTATCACCAAGCAAACTACCGTAAAACGCATCTCTCGCTCTACGCCGTGTTGGGTCCTCAGAACCAAAAGGATTAATCGGCATAAGATTAGCTAAAGCGCTAAAAATACCGCCACCCTCAAACATATCACCGCGCTGACCTGCGCCACCACCGTCAATCATATCAAGAAAGTCTAAAAATTTAGCTCGGTCTGCCATTACTTCTTACCCTTTGTTTTTCTGGATTTTGCACGTAGTTTTTTAAAATCAGCACCAGTAATTTTCTTACGAGGCTTTGCTACTGCAGCTAACTTTTTTTGCTTTGGACTATATTTGCTAAATGGCATTACGCTTTCCTACTTTTTGCAGCCTTGGCTTTTTTCCACAAATCAGCATCTGCCTTGCGTGCACCGCCCTTGCCACTAATAAAACTATTTACTCTGCCCATGCTCCACGCTGCCATCGGCACGTTGCGCGACCCAGAGCTTAAATATGCAGCATCGCCACGCTTCTTAACTTGCCTTAATATGCCAATCGGAATACCGCTTTTCTTAGCCTTGTTAGCTAACGCGCTTCCGCTTTTTGACTTTGTTTTTGCTTTGGCTGGCACGACTTTTACTCACCTTCTTAACATCAATAGGCAAACCCAACTTATACTTACGTTTGGTTTCCAATATCTCGCGTTCCTTTGCAGCAGGATTACGAGCATTAGACAAATACTTCTTAGGCACCCCACGCTTGGTTTTGGCAACCCGTTTGAATTTAGGCACTACTTGCGGCCCATCTTCTTCATTTTCATCTTCATCATTGTCATCTTGCTACCAGACTTCATAGCTGGCTTTTTCTTCGGTGGCCTTCCTTTTTTTGACCCATATGTTCCAGTTCCTCTTGGCATATTACACCCTCCTTTTTAAATAACCATAACACACTAAGCTATCCCACGTAAATTCCTTTTTATATCACCGCGCCAAGTAGTAAACTTACCACTCAAGGCAGTTGCAGCATCACTCGCCATCGTCAAACACAAAGCATCAGCTAAATCAGGTGACTGCAAACCACGCTTGCGCATCTCATCCTTACTCTCGGCCTTCATCTTGCCACTGCTGGTAAAACTATACCTTATACTGGTTAACTCAGAAATAAGCTGGTCATTATTAGGCAACTTACAAGAACGATCCTCAAGCCAACCCTTAGTCTTAAACCAAAGCTCACTCCGCAAATTCAAATATGTCTCGCCCATGCTCGGCGCTTCTGCAACATTCACACCACGCACAGGCAACTCTAACTCTTGCAAACGATCTACCACGCCAGAACCTATCCCAATACTATCCACCAATATCTCCATTGGCCTGCGACTATCAGGTAAACCCTCATATTCCGCAACAATCCTACCCACAGTCTGCATTAAATCCAAACCACGCCAAGAGCGTATCTCCGTCACAATCGGACCCTGCCTTTTGCACAACGCCGTACTATCCGTGCCAAACCTTGCCACATCCAAGCCCCACACAATGCTTGTCTCCTCACTCACCTGCACATCCCTATGCTGCGCAGACTCAGCAAGATGAAACGGAATAATCGTATCATCGTCTGCAAGCGGAAACTCGCCCAGCACACGAATACGAAATGCGTTGCTCTCCTCGCCATAGCGCAACCGCATCTCATCGACAAACTCATCACTCACCAACGGACTATCCACACATGACCAACGGCGCGTCCACCAGCTATCAGCCATGCGCGTCTGACTTTCATAAAACGTACCACTGCTCCGCGTGGGGTTGCTCAACATAATCGTAGTCGCATTATGACCCGACATAGACCCAGCAGCAGCTTCAAATACCTTCTCAGGCACACCACTAGCCTCATCCACAACCAACATAACATTCTCAGAATGTACCCCAGCTAATGCTTCTGGCGTCTCGGCTCTACTCGTTCTTGCGCTGATAAACATCTCGCTCGGCGCAGAATTATGCTCCACACGATCCGACTTTACATTCAGCACAGCCTGCAAATGCGGTGGCAACTCATTAATCCAACGCTTCATCTCAGCAAACAAAGCATCAAATAACTGGCTAGACGTGGGGGCCGTAACCACAACCTTATTCGGGTAATGCATCAAAA